AGCTGCGCCGCCGTGAAGTCCGCGTAGGTGAAGGCGTCGCCCTTTTCGCCGGGGTCACCCTTGGGGCCTTGCGGGCCGGTGTCGCCCTTCGCGCCGGGAGCGCCGTCGGCTCCGGCAGGGCCGGTATCGCCCTTGGGGCCTTGTGGGCCTGTATCACCTTTTGCACCGGGCGCACCAACTGCACCAGCGGGGCCCGTGTCGCCTTTCTCACCCTTCAGCGCCGCCAACTGCGTCGCTGTGAAATCCGAATAAGTGAACGCCGCGCCCTTCTCACCGGGGTCTCCCTTCGGGCCAGCAGGCCCCTGTGGGCCCGTCTCACCTTGCGGCCCTTGGGGGCCGGTATCACCCTGCGGCCCCTGTGCGCCGGTATCACCCTTTGCACCGGCAGGGCCGGTATCACCCTTGGGGCCTTTCAGTGCCCCCACATTCACCCACGCCGCCTTGTCCACATCCCACTGATACACGGTGTTGCTGTCCGCCGTACCAACGAACCACGCGTCACCGGCGCTTCCTGTAGGGTGGGCTGTCTGCAAAGCCGCCAGCGTGGCATACAGTCCCTTTACCGTGTAGCTGTCGCCCGGAGCGCCAGTATCGCCCTTGGGCCCTGTGGGGCCTTGCGCTCCGGTCTCCCCCTTGGGGCCTGCCGGGCCTTGTTCGCCCTGTGCTCCCTTGTCGCCTTTTTCACCTTTCAGCGCCGCCAGCTGTGCCGCCGTAAAGTCTGCGTAAGTAAAGGCGTCGCCCTTCTCACCTTTTTCACCTGCGGGGCCGGTATCGCCTTTCGGCCCCTGTGCGCCCGTGTCACCTTTCGCGCCCTGCGCTCCTGCGGGGCCGCGCGGGCCTGTTGCGCCTGTGTCACCCTTGGGGCCTTGCGGGCCGGTATCGCCGACCACCTTGCCCAAATCCACCGTCTGGCCATCCGTCAGTGTCAGGATCAGATGACCGGTGTCCTCGTTGATATCCACCACCTGAAGCCCCCGCGAGATCGTGCCGTTCAGCCGTGCCTTGAACTGCGGGCTTAAAACCGCCTGAATATCGAGCCTCATTCCACCACCACCTTATTGCTGTGGGCAATCGTCGTGCGATACCCATGGGTAACATCCACGTCATAGGTGTACCTGCCTTTGGGGAACAGTGCCGTCACCGCCGCGTTAAAGTCCAGCGTCACCGTGTCCTTGCTGACGTTGGTAAAAGAAAATTCCTTTACCTCGTTCTCCCCTTTATCCCGAAACGTCACCTTTACCGTGTCCGCTGCATTCAGCGTCACCGCTTCCCCGTCCTGATCCGTCAGTCCAAGACCCAGATCCATGGTGAAGGTATCGCCCTCGTACCATTTGATTACACCGTTTACCACGCGGGGGCTTTGCTCCGCGTTGGGCAGATTGCTCATGTCCATCCCTCCCTTTTTATAAAGAGCATAACAGAAGCGGCGGTGGAAACTCTATCCCACCGCCGCTTGACGCTATTCAGTTCACCCCCGCGAACAGCAGCCGGAAGGTCTCCCGCCCCTTGGGCGTCACCAGCGTCTGCGTCCCGCTCCATTGCGTCTTTTCGTTGAAGCACTCCTTCACCTCGAAAAGGCCGTTGTTCTTCTGCTCATACGGCAGCAGCTTCCCCTTCTTGTCCCGATAGATGTACTTTTTCTCCAGCAGGAACGCCACAAATTTCTTGGGCGGCGTGTCCAGCTGTTTGGCGGTCTCCCGGAAGTTGGTCAGCGTGTTCCGCTCCACCAGCTGATCAAAGTAGTCCGCCTTGGGCCGTGCGATCTCCAAATCCACCGCCAGCGCCGCGTTGGACACCTCCAGCGCCTTCCGCTTGTCCGTCTCATCCTTCAGCGCCGTCACCACCTTCAGCAGATAGTCCGGGTTCAGGATCGCCGCCTCCAGCGTGTCCTGCGTCATGTATGCCCCGTGCTTCCGGATGCTGGGCAGCACCTCCGCCGTCACCCACTCTGTGAACTTCTCCGCCGTGGGCAGCTTTGAGCTGAACACCAGCCGGTACAGGTCGCTCTCCGGAATGAAGGACATTTCCTGCTCACCGCTGGCGGTGGGGGTGTACCGTTTCGTTACACCCCTGCAATGGTCGGAAATTGCTTTGCGTGAATTTGCATACCCCAACGCCTTTGCCACGTCGCTGCCGCAGAAGATCACCTTCCCGTCCTCCTCCAGTGTCCGCACCTCCCCGAACTCCGGGTTGTTAAAGATCATCAGTTCGTTCACTGTGCCTTCACCCCGCTTCCCTTGTACTGTCTGGTTGCCCCGTCGATCACCGGCTGCATATCGTTCCGCAAGTCCAGCAGATTGCTGAGCGACAGCGCCAGCGCGTTGGTATACACCGCCATTCCCTGATAGTCCGGATTCTGCTGGAGGTCATTCAGCTCGTCGATCACCAGCTGAAGCGGTGCGTAGCACAGTTCCAATCTGCATTGCAAATTCTCCACTTCATTTGCAACGTCCCAAAATGTCCAAGTCTTTGCCATGATGAAAACCTCGTTTTTCTTGATTTTCACCGCAGCGCAGGTTATAATAGATTTAACCTGCCGCTCCGGCGGCCGGGGTTATAGAACGCTCATTTGGTCTTTGGTCGGACGGTGAGCGTTCTTCTTTTTATTTGTTGAGTTCTTCGTCGAGCTTTTTCCGAAACCACTCTGTCCGGCCCTCGCCCCTTTCGGCAAGTTTCCGGTCAAGCGCTTCCGCCTTTTCTCGGTCTACCATAAAAACCAACTGCTTCATGGCTTTCCTTCGCTCCCGGAAGTACTCTGCGCGGCTTTTTTCAGCCACCCTATCACCCCCTTGTAGCTAACCACATTATATGCGTAGCTAACCACAAAAGTCAACCCCTTTTTCAAAAATTTTATTGACGAAAAACAAATCAATGGTTATGATAAGAACAATAAAACTCAAAACTTGGGGTGGGCAAAGATGAAATGGTTAAAAACAAGAAAAGGCACCGCTTTGCTCATGTTTCTCATTTCAGTGCTGTTCGCGGTTGTATTTGGCGGACTGCTATCCTTGTTTCTGGGACACTTTTTGAACACGGTACTCAATACATATCTCATACTTTCGGCGCCAATGTCGCTTGCGGCGGTACTGCTGCTAATTACAAATATCCCAGACGATTTTGTGTGGGGCATAGCCTGCGGCTGTTACTACGGGACTTTAGGCATAGCAGTACTCATCGAAAGACTTGGGTGGTATATGTCTGATGAAGCACGATTTACGATCAGTGCGGTCATTGCTGTGCTGGTATGCTATATCGTGTGGTTGAAGAAAAAGCCAAAAGAGAAATAAAGAAGAGGGGCTTACGGCCCCTCTTCTTCACTTCTCCATCGTTTTGGTAATCGCCGCTTTTACGACACCGCCGCCCTTCAGGGCTTCCTTCACCCACTTGGTCGGCTCGTAGCTGCTGACCACCTCGGCCTTTGCCACCTCGTTGGCGGCGCTGTAAATGCGGGCAATGCAGTCCGCTTTCTCTTCGTCGGACATACTCCGGTATGTGGCATTTTGGGTCAGCTCCGTCAGCCACTTGTACGCTTCGCTGCCCTTCTTCTGGGCGTATGTCACATATTGCTCGCCCGTCAGGTCAACTCGCTTCTTGTCCACGTTGAAGTACTTGCTGGCGCGTCTGGGCAGCACGCTCTCCCCCGTATCCTCATAAAGCCGCAGCAGTTCTTCCTCCATCGCGCTCATGTCCACAGTGGAGGTGTACGCCGGGTTCAGGAAGTTGTTAAAGGCCCGCGTCCCCACGTCGCCCGTACTCTCCGTCCGGCCCCATGCGTCGATATAGGGAATCTGGCTGTAATCCCAGATGGGGATCTTAGCGCTGGCCCGTCCCAGCGCATACTGCACGTTGTTGGTCAGCTTGGAGTTCTTGCTGGTGAACGTGGTGTACCGCAGCCCCTCGCCCGTGCGCTCTGCCTGTCCCAGAATGGTGGGAATGCCCTGTGATACATAGCTGGCGGCTGCGTTAACCAGTGCCGTGGGCAGCCCCGGCAGTCCGTTGCTGCTGGCATACCCCACAGAATCGAACACATCGTTCAGACTTTGCAGGCAGCTCATTTCCAGCATCGGCTCCGACACCTGTGATATCGCCGTCAGCCAGTCCGCCATCGTGGCAGGCTTATCCCCGCCGTCCGTCAGTTCCCACAGGTTCACGCCCACAAAGAACGGCAGACACTCCGGGGCCAGCCAGTCCAGCGTCACGCTGGTGCCGTTGGGCAGCTCCAGTGCATACGCCTGATGCCCCGCCAGCTCCATGAAGTCGTTTTCCTTATCATCGTCGTCGCCGTGGCCCCGCACAACACCCTGTGCCGCCCAGAAGAGCCCCAGCGCCAGCAATCCCGTACCCGTCAGGCCCGCCGAAATGGCGTCAATGGCTTCCGCCGCCGTTTTCGTACCCTTCTGCACATCGAAAATGGCCTGCTTGAAGCCGTTCAGCAGTCCGATGGGGCTGTACTCCACGCCCCGCGCCAGAATGTTGGCCGGTGTCTTGCGGAACGGCAGAATACCCTCCATCACCGTGGAGATCGTCCGCTTCGCGCCGTTTTTACTGTTCCGGCCCATGCGGCCCAGCTCGCTGATAGCCTGCGAAAAGGCATTGGTGTCCCGATAGGTAGCTTTCTGCGCTTCCTTGATGGCGTATTCCCGCGCCTTTACCACCTTGTCGCCGCCCTTGGCGATCATCTCCGCCGTGATGCCGTTGGCCTTGCAGTACTGGGCCATGGCGTAGGCATAGTGGGGCTTGGAGAACCATGCGTCCTCCTTGTCCAGCGCCCTGCTGTTGGCCTTCCGCGCCGCCTCAAGGGGCTTGGTTCGGAAGATCACCCGCCCCTCTTCAATATACTTGTTGGCGTTGGCAAAATCACTGTACTTGCCGCCGCCCATAGCCACGTCCGCCACCTTGGCGTAATCCTGCGCCGCCGCCTCCAGCAGCGCCTTGCCGCCCTTGCCGGTCACAAATTCCTTGCTGCGCTGCATCTTCCCGCCGGACAGTCGGTATACCGCCTTTTCAATGCCCGTCGCCACCACGTTCTTGGCTGCCACCACCGGAACAAATCCGGCGTTGCCCACCACGTTCCGTACATGGGTGCGGACATTGCCCAGCATGGCCAGATACCGCCATGCGTTCCATTTGTCCTTGAAGCGGGAGGGCATCTGCTTGCCGATATCCCGGTAGATGTTTGCCAGCACCGCGTCCCGCTCCGCCTGATCGGCGGCTTTCATGAACTGCTCCGCCAGCGTCTGGTCGATCTTCAGCTTCGGGGCCTTGTCGTCGCCGTATTCCTCGTTCAACTGTGTTTGCAGGTTCGCAATGCTGCGCTGTGCCTGATAAAGCTGCGTCTCCGGCGACAGCTGCTTCAGAATCCGGGTGGCCTGCAAAGCCTGTGCCGCGCTCCGCTGGTGCTGCACCATGTCGGAAAGCACGTCCAGCGCCGTCTCCGTGTCGCCGCTGTTGGCCGCGTTGTTATAGAGCGCCCAGCCCATGGCCGTGTTCTTCTTGGACACGTTGCCGGCTTTCATGGCCGACTTCCAGTCCGTCAGCGCCTGCACCCAGCCCACGCGCTTGATCTCGCCGTCAGCGTCGGCAATGGCCGCCTTGTCGGAATACACCTCATAGGAGTACTTGCCCTCCAGCGCCAGCGTCTCGATATCCGGCACCATCTCCTCCGGCGTGGCCTTGGCCTCCAGTACCGTCCGCACCGTCTGGGAGATTTTTTCGTCCTCGCCGCTCTTCTTGGGCAGCTGAATATCCCGCGCCGCCTTTTCGCCCTTGCGCATCGTGCCGTACAGACCGCGATATCCGCCCAGAAGCTCCTCCACCTTGCCCAGATAGGTGCGCTCCTGCTGCTGGAGCATGGCCCGTTCCCGCCCCAGCAGCTCTTGCAGGCTGCGGTTGCCTTCAAGGTCTTTCAGCTTGTTTTCCACAATTGCCACGCGGTTGGTGTCCTTGGTGATCTCGTCCTCCAGATACGAAATCCGCTTGGCGTTTTTCTTCCCATCAGCGAGGGAAAGTCCCGTCAGTTCCGCCCGGTTGGCCGACAGGTGGGCTTCATAGCCCTCCAACCGTCCCACCGCGTCCCGGTACTCGGCAAGGCGCTTGCGCTCCCACTCGGTCTTGGCAGACCCATCCGCCGCCGACAGTAGGATTTCCCGGTCAGTCGTGCCGCGCTGCCGGTATGCGGCGTATTTGGTCAGCTCCCGCACTTCCCGCTCCAGCTCCGTGGCGGATTTCAGCTGATAGCGAATATTGTTACTTTCTCTGAATTGCTTGACTTCCTTCTGGAACTGTGCTAAATTCTTCTTGAGGGATGCATCTGTTATGTCCCCCAGTCCTACTGACTGGGCTACCTCTGACAGGCTGCTTCTCTCTTTTTTGTTGAAGTCAATAACCGTTCCCTCGTTGATGGCGCGCTTAATCACATCGGCCCAGCCATATCGGCCGCCTTCTTCAAAGAAATTCCGCTCCGCGATGGTCAGGACAACGTGCGGCCGTGTTTCTCGGTTTTCGGGGGAGATCGTTTTTCGGGAATAGAAACTCAGCACGGCATACAGCGGTGCATTGTTGTTTCCATATTCCGGCAGCATCATAATGACCGCCGGATTTCCGTCTTTTGTCTTTGTGGAAATGGTCATGGTCGGCTCGTTGATGCTCATAATGGCCCGCGTCATTTTCTCCACACCCAAATCATGGAAATGGACATTCTCGCCCTTGCGCTGCGTCGGGCGGCCATCCTGAATGGCCTGCTCCTTGCTGACCATGTTTTCATAGGCGTGGTCACGCTGGATATAAATGTCGCCACCGATTCCCAGTTTCTCACTGATATAGCGCGGCATAACGCTGACGGGGATCAGCTGGTTCTGGCGGGTGGCCTTTTCGCTCAACGCATCGTACAGCGCCGTAGAAACCGCCTGTTCGCTGAAATTCTTCAGCTGATACCGGAACCTGCCCAGCTCCGACACCTGCGGCACAGCGCCCGTCTCAAAGAAAGCCTTGATATCGTTCAGCACCTTGCTGCTGTGGGTACCTCTGGGATATTCCGTGCTGGACAGGGTGACGCCATTCGTATCGTCCAGATCAAGAACGACCTCGCCGCGTTCCTTGCTGATGAAATCGGACAGAGTGTCCATCTGTGCCTTTGTGGGCATAACAGACAGGTTGATACCGCCGCTTTCCGGGCTGATACGGATATTGCCCTCGCCCATGAACTGCACCATTGCGCCGCTGTAATCGTCCCCGCCGTAGTCGTCGCCCAGCGCGTCACGAATGTCGCGGTGATCCACGGTGCGGTAGCCGCCGGGGCCGCCCTCGTGTTTTCCGGAGAAGTCCAGCCGCGCACCGTCTGTGGTGATGTACCCCGTCTCAGCCCACTTGTATGTTCTGCCGAAAAATGCTTTTGCGTCCTTGACATGCTGCTTTTTCTCAACATCCGAATAGGCTTTCAGGGAAAACTTCCCGTTGACTTTTTCATCGGAAGTGGATATACTATCAGTAGAAGGTTTTGGCGGTAATACCTCCGAATGCGTTTCCGCAGAGAAGGAGGCTGCGCTGATTACCTTCTTTTTTTGCACATCCAGCAAATCATATAGATAAGATTTCCCATCCGCATCATTGCGGATCAGCAGCGTTCCGCCGTAGACTGTATAGTGGTCTACGGCTTTTTTTGCGTTCAGGATTGGAATAGCAAATTCTGTATCATACCGATACCAGCCGTTCCGTGCGTCCTTGGCATGCTTCGGCTTTACATTTTCCCGCCACTCACCGTTTTCGGCCAGCAATAGCATCTCGTCCAGATTAGTGGCCGCCTGCATTTTCACATCACGCAATTTCGAGAGCATACTTTTTGTATATTCCGAACTGCGATATTCTCCCGGCAAATCCTTGCCGACATATACAGGCTGCGCGTCCATCAGAATCGTGGAAAACGGATGGTCTGTGTTTACCAGCGTTTTCAAATATGCCTCTGCTGCCTTAAAGTCCCGCGTATCATTCTGGGTGTCGATAACGGTCATAAGCCGTCCGTCGATGTTCCTGATCTGATACCGTCCCTCACCGTCGCCCTCGCGGGCGGCGGTTTTTGCTTTCTGGGCTTGTTTTCCCGCCGCGTCATAGGCTTTCTGCCACAGCGCTACACACTGTTCCAGTTCGGCCATGCTCTTGCCGTAGGCATCCTGTGCGGCCCTGTCCTGCGCCGTCTTGCTGCGGAACAGAGACTTCACCTTTGCGATAAAGGCTTTCAGGGCGTCCAGCAGCTTCTTGGCGGCGCTGCGGTTCTCCTTGGCGAAGTCCTCAAATAGATTGCCGTTTTCCATCATGTCGCGGGTGAAGTCGGCGGCGATCTCGTCCATGGCCTCCTCCTGCGTCAGCTTCACGCCCGCTTCCTCGGCCTTGGCCATATACGCCACCACATACGCCGCCGCGCCCTCCTCGCCGGATTCCCGTGCGCGGTAACTCATGGCATGGTCACGGTAGGCGCGATACTCCTCCGGCGCCAGCTCCTGCATGCGGTGCGTCACCTCGTGGGCCGCCACAAAGCCGAAAGCGTTGTCCGCGTCAGCGGCGATCTGAATGAGGTTGCGGCTGGAAATGTACACGCCGTTGGCCTTGCCGCCGGAGATCGTGTCCACCATCTCGATACGCACGCCCAGATTCTTGCCCAGCGTGTTCAGCAGCGCCGCCGTACCGGCCTGATCCTTGGCCATCTTCCGGGCGTGTTCGTTGTCCACAAGGCCGCTTTCGCTGCCTGCGCTGCTCACGAAATCCAGCCCCGCCTTTTCACGGGCAAGACTGGCCGCCGCGTCGGAAAGGCCCGCCTCATAGGCCGCCGTCTGCACGCTCTGGGGCAGTGCGCTGGCCGCCTCGCTCTTCACGTTGGCAGCAGATTCCCGCCGCAGGCCCGCCTGATAGAGAACGGTAAAACCCGCTTGCAGCTTGCCCTTGCTCTCCACGTCGGCGTTCTGCACCTCGGCCCACGCCTTGCCGCCGTTCTCGCCCAGCCCGTTCTGCCACGCCGCAGCCTCCCGGCCTGCGATATAGGCGATCTTCCGCTGGGTCTCGCTGAGATAGCTCAGATCCTCCTGCTGCATCACGGCCTCTTCCTTGGCTCCCGCCTTGCCGTACTCATAGGCGATCCGGTACGCCGAATCATACAGCGCCACGTCCTGCCCCTCGGCATAGGTGCTGCGGAACACCTCCGCCTGCGCCCCGTACTTGTCGGAAGCCTCTGTCAAGGCCGTGTCCTCCGCGCTTTGCTGGTCATCCAGCTGCACCCCGGCCTCCTGCAAGAACTGGCGATACCGCTCCGCTGTCAGCTCATTGCTGTGCTGCACGGCGGTCTGTACCGCCATGTTGCCGCCGCCCATAATGCCACCGGCCAGCGCACCGGCGCCGAAGTCCAGCGCAATGTCCTTGATCGTCTCGCCCACGACCTTCTGCTGTGCTTCCTGATGGCTCATGCCGCCTGCCATGTAGGCATTGATCCGCTGCTCCACGTCGGCCATGTCACCGTTGATCACCTTATCCCACCACAAATTGGCAAGGTCGGTGAACATCTCCTCGCTGCCCTCGATACCGCCCTGAATGGCGGCATTTTTCAGCATTCCGGCCAGCTTCTGCTTTGACGTGCCCGTGGGCAGCTTCATGTGGATCAGGCTTTCCAGACTTACCTTCTCAAAGAAGCTTTCCATCACGCCCGCCGCCACACCGGTGACAATGGCGTGGCTGTCGTCCAGTCCGCGATCCTTTGCCGCCACCATCGCGTCGGTGGCCGCCACGCCGCCCAGCGTGGCCGAAGCGGCAGCAGGCGGAACGCCCAGCGCCGCCAGCGCCGCCGTGGCCGCGCTGTCCAGCATGGACGTACCCACACCATATGCAAACGCCGCCGCATCGCCGTGGTCATACTGGAGGTTTTTCGTCACCTCGCCCCGCACACCGCTGGCGTAGGCATAGGGCAGCATGGCCGGGGAATGGTAGTCCGCCGGGGTATCGGGATTCCGAAGCTTTTCCACCGCCGTGTATACCGTGCCAATGCCGCTCAGAAGGTTGGCAGGGACGGACAGCAACGTGCCGCCAATAGGCGACTTCTCGCCCTCATTCCGCGCCATCTCCTGTACCTTGGCGTACCGCTCCGCATTCTTCTCCCGCTTGGGAATATTGCGCTGATAGTTCACCAGCTGGGAAAGCTCGTCCTCCGAGAGACCGGACGCCAACAGTGTCTCCCGCGCAGCAACCTTTCGGTCATAGTCAGCCTGCGCCGCGGCGGCCGGAACACCCTCTGTGCTTGCCAGCACCTCCAGCGCGGCAGTCTGCTCCTCCGTCAGCTTGTCCAGCGCCTCGCGGCCCTTCACGTCGTATTGCAGGCTCTCCGCCTTGTTCAGATCGGCCTTCATGGCGGCATACTGCCGCTCCGCCTCCGTCGTCCGGTTGGCGTCATAGCCGCCGAAAGCATGGATGTTATAGGGCGCTTTCTCCTCCTGCGCCTTTTTTCCGGCCTTTTCCACCTCGGTGCGGTACTTGTCCAGTTCCAGCCCCAAAAGCCGCTGGTACTCCTGCTCAGACAACTCCTGCTGCGCCTTTTCGTCCGCCAGCTCCTTGGCGGTTTTCTGCCGATCTCCGGCAAAGGAGAATCCCCCCAGAAACGTACCGTAGGGAGAGACTACCTGTCTCTCCCGTTTTTTCTGCTGTGTCTCCACCGGCTCCGGCGTAATCACCATGCTGCCGGGGGAATAGAGCTTACTCTTGCTGTCGCCGTATCTGCTGGGGTCAAACCCGGTTTCCGTGCCGCTGTCCACCCTCGTATCCGCAGCGCTGCTCCCGTAGATTTTGCTCTTCTTACTGCCGTATTTACTCGGATCAAATCCCGCCATGTGTTGACCTCCTATGTTAATACAGTTCGTTCATGATCTGTTCCGCTTGGGCGGCGGTGATCTCGCCCCGCTGCACGAACCCGTTCAGCAGGTTCGCTGTGCGGCGGGACTGCGCCCCCGCCTTTGCATAGGCCAGCGCCCTGCTGTACGCGGTGGTGTCCTTGTAGGAAGAACTCCCCGTGTTCTTGCTGCCGCCGGAACCGCCGCTGGAGCTTCCTCCGCCGCTGCTCTTTGCCGCCGCAGCCGCCTGCGCCGCCTGCTCCTGCTGCCACCGGAACTGCTCCAGCTGCAATTGATACTGCCGGTCGGCATTCTCCTTCTCCAGCTGGTAATTTCTGTCCGTGTTGAACTGGTTCCACTGCTGGAGCCACTGGTTATACCCCCGGTCATAGGCGGTGTCCGCGTTGCCCTGGGCATAGTCACGTTCCGTCAGCCACTGGTTGTAGGCGTCCCGGTACTTGCTGTACTCATCGTCTGCCAGATCACCCAGCATGCCGTACTGCTGCTGCATCCGGTCGCCCTCGTCCTGATACTGCTGATAGGCCATCTGGTACAGCTCCGGCACCACATCATTCAGCTGCTGCAAATAGGCGTCGTACTGCTGCTGGCCCACCGCCTGCCCGTAGGTGCTGGCATAGCCGCCCGTCAGCGCCGCCGCCTGCCCCATGGTGTCCATCATGGCCATCCGGCCCTTTTCGGCGTACTGCTTGGCATACTGCTGGTATAGCTCGTCCTGATTGATGTCATACCGGAACTTGTCCCGGTTCACGATCCGGTCATACAGGTCTTTCAGCTGATCCTCGTAGCTGTTGGCGTAGGTGGGGGCGTTCTTCTGGGCCTCCAGCAGCGCCTTCAATGCCTCCTGATACGCCTGATCCCCCGCCGCGTCATAGGTAAGCGTCGGGGTTTTGGACGTGGTGGTGCGCGTTGTCGGCCGCACCGTGCCTGTGCTGCTGGGCACCGTGCTTTTCCCGGTGGTATTGCCGCTGTTCCCATACAGCGCCCCCTGCGTGTTTTTCCCGGCAACACCGTCAACGGAAAGCCCCATGTCCTTCTGATATTTCTTCACGGCGGCGCTGGTGGACGGGCCGAACTTGCCGTCCGCGCCGCTGCTGCCCACGTCATAGCCCGCGCTCATCAGCGCGTTCTGGAGCTTGCGCACCTCCTCGCCGCTGGAGCCGATGGAAAGCTTGTTATATGTCGCCATTGGTCATCATTCTCCTTCTTCGGAATTTTTCCATTTGCCGATGCAATGGATGTGAACATCGTTGATTATCACGCTGCCGCCGTAGCTTTGCCACACACGGTAGTTCACGGCGGCAGCGGTGACAGCGCATGCCTGCGCGTTCGCGTAAGTGTTGGTCAGGGCATTGGCGGTACAGCAGACCGGCGCAGCGGCAAAAACGCCATCCGGCAGATCCACAGAAGCGTCTTTGATATTGTCCGCACTGAACACGCCGTCCTCCACCTCTTCCAGAGAAACAGCCCCTAAACTGCCGGAGTGCCACCATGCTTCCGAGATCCCGCTTGCCCACTTGCGGTATGTCCAGCTGCCGCTTTCGCCCTGCTCGATCACAACATCTTTCAGGTTGCCCGCCGAAACATTGCCGCGTATCTGCACATTTCCGTTCGCGTGGATATCCCACCACACTGCCAGCACATCATCATACTCAGCAATCTGCCCGAAAGCAGCGCCCGTTCCTCCCGCTTTCAGGTGGAAAGCCACGGATTTGGTGGGAACCATCTGCTCGTATACCGTCTCCGTACCAAGGGCGTCCGTTACCTTCAGCCTGACGATGTAGCTCTTATCATCGTTTACCTCCGTGCTGTTGACCAGTTTCGGTATGCCGCCCTGCATGGAAACGTCCGCGCCATAGGAGGAAGCACCGGACTGCTTATATGCGCCTTTCAGCTCCGCGCTGTTCTTGCCATTAAGCCCCGTGTAGTTGATCGTGCCTTTTGCGCACAGGTATCTGCCGTCATTTTTGGGCTGCATCTGGCTGTCGCTGCGGAAAACGGAAATGTCCGTGATCGTGGGCGGCGCGTAGTCCAGCAAAGTGATCGTGTGGTTTTCGGTCGTGCTGAACCCTCTGCTGTCTGTTACTCTCACAATGATAACGGCAGACGTAGCGGAGAGGATTCCCGTCTTGGCCGCATTATCCACCGCCGCCGTTGTAAAGCCGCCGTAGGTCACAGAAAACCCGCTTACCGAAGATCCGTATTTCGGAGATACCTTGGACGCGTCAAATGTGACAACGGCCTTTGAAAAGCCCTTTATCCAGTCCTCGATGCCCACAGCAGCAGGCACATTCTCCCGCGCCACCGTGTACCAGCCGCTTGATACCTCAGGCAGCGCATCGTCTGGCGGGTACAGGATCAGCGAGACGATATTTGCTCCTCTTTCATTGCCGTTATAATAGGTCGTGCAGGTGATCGCGCACGGTGTGCCCGCCGATGTGACCTTATCAATAAGACTTGTCGGCGGCGTCCATGTATAGTTCGAGGTCACATTTGTTGCAATCGTTCCCGTCTCGCCGTTACACGCATAGGTAAGCGTATGCCTGTAGCTCGTATTCTTCCTGTTGGTGTAGATGATAACGCCCGTGCCCAGCTTGGTGGACGCCGCCGAAAGCGTGGGGACAGACGCAGGCTCTGTAGCAGGCGGGACATATGTGCCGATGCTCGTCCGGTAGGACATATCCAGGTCGCCTCTGCTGCCGCCTTGCGGATGTACATTGATGGAAAGATAAATGCTGCTTGCCGTTGTCGCCCCGGATATCGGGAAAGATATCGAGTTCGACCATCGGATAGAGCCTGTGGTGTTGTTCTTCAGCAGCTTCGTCGTACCGTTTACCGTTACTTCGATCCAGTATTCATATGTCCATGTGTGGTCGGGAGCCTGTCCAAAGGAGCCGGAAACCGTCACAGTCCCTGAGTAGTATTCGCTGTCAGACGATAATCTGGAAATATCATCCGATACGCTGATGGTGATGGGAGGCTCAGTCCCCCAAACTGTTGACGCCATTACGTCCCACCTCCGATCCACTTAAATGCAAGGCCGTTACTTCCGTCAATAGCCCAGTTCCCCGCCACCTCCAGACTTCCGGCCGACATTCTGCTTGCCGTCAGCGCATTGTTGGCGAAGTAGGCCACCTCGTTGCCGTTGACGTAGAAAGACAGCTTCTGCGTCGTCCAGATGGACATGTTGTGCGACTTGTCGATGATGTCATATTCCACACCGTTGACGGTCTCTTTCAGTCCCGTCACCGTAATGTCCTGCCCGATGGCAATACCGATCAGGGGCGTAAGGCCGTCATACCCCACAATACCCTGCCGGATATAGCCGTTTGTCGTGGAAATGTAGTGGTCAACGATCTCACTGGTGGCCGTTATGTCTCTTTGGAGCGCTTCTGCCGTCTCTGTGATCTCCGCTTGTACATTCTGCTGGAAGGTTCCGAAGTCGCTGACGGCCACATAGTTGCTCTCAAGTTCGTGGGTGATCCTGTCGATCTCTTGGCGCACGAACTTGGCGTTCTTGATAATCAGGCTTTTCAGCTCGTCCTGCGTCTGGCTGATCTCCTGCTTCGCCTGCTCTGTGAGGGAACCCCCGCCCAATTCCTTGGCGGCAGCGGGGGTAAAATTCTCCACTGTCAGACTGTTCAGGCTCATGTTTAACTCCTCCACAAGCCTGAACAGGTAGCGCCGCACAGAAACCAGCTCCTCGGCGGACTTCCCCGCCACCATGGGCGGTGTGGACAGATTCACCATTATGCGTCACTCCCCGTTTCCAGTATCTTTGCAAATGAGTATACCCGAACCTCGCCCTCGCCCTCTATCCTCAGCCGGAAGTGGTCGCAGCGCCGGGGCCGCACCGGCAGCAGAAAGCTCTTGGTGCCCACGCCCTCCATGTGGCCGCAGTGGTGCCACACGCCGTCGGAATCATACTGGATGGCCATGTCCGCCTTTGAGCCTTTCGGCAGCAGCATCCGCAGGTTGAACCGGCTCACATACTTCTGCTCCACCGTTGTATAGCCGATCAGGCCCGTCTCCGCCGCCCACTTCACCGCCGTCTCCGGCGTACCCTGACTGCCATGCAGGGCAAGCAGCTGCTTTGTCTCCGCGTCGATGGCGTACAGCTCCCCGTCCATCTGGGTAAAGCACAGCGCATGCAGATCGTCCTCTCTGTGCCACAGGCCCTTTGCCGTGTCGTAGCAGAACATGTGCCACGCGTTGGCCCCATCCCGCATGGACAGGTAGTACTTTCCGCCGCACCCGCCGCCCACGGCATTGTGATAGCGCACATCTCCCAGCGCCTCTCCCACAGCGGAGGGGAAGCTCCCGTCATAGGCGCATACGCCCTCACGGGCCTTGTAATACAGCACCTCGTTCACCACGCACAGGCTTTTGCCGCTGCCGTTCTGTACGCCGCGTCCCACCGTTTCTGTCACCTGATGGGCGCCCGCAGAGCTGATAGCGATCCGGTGGATCACATTCTCTTTGAAGAACGTGGGGTAGCCCAGATAGTTGGCCGCACCTGTCCACGCGCCGTCCGAACCCACGGATGCGGCCCACGCGTCGGTGGCGATGCCCAGAAATCGGTTCCAGTTCTTGAAATCGCCCAGTGCGCAGCAGTACAGCTCATTCACGGCCTTGCCGTCCACCATGCCGTACTTGCAGCCCCACACCCGGTTCTGGCTCTCACACACATAGTCCATATCCGGTACACTGCGTGAGACCGTCACAGTGCCTGTGGTCTGCGTCACCGCCACGTCAACAAGGCCCACCACCACGATGTAGTTGTTCTCCGGATCAACGGCATAGATGGCCTTTGTGCTGTTGAGCGCGTTATACTGCTCCTTTACAGCCGCGCTCTCGCCGGGATAGGCAATCCCGGAAAGCTTCACGCCGTCATACTGCTTGAACCCCATGCCGATACCTGTCGCCTGTATGCGGACATATACCGTGGGAACCGTGGCCCATGTCGCGGAGGAAACGCTATATCTCCGCAAAGAATGGGGCGTCTGCGTGGTATCGAGCCAATACTGGCCGCCCTCCGGCTCTTCCGGCTGCGTGGTAGCAATGTCCTGTATCACGGCGCCGTTCGCGTCGCAGATATCATACCGGACATTGGATTCCGCGCAGGAAACAGCCACCGTGTTTTCCATGTCGCCGAAGTCGCTCATATCCTTGGTGTTGAGATACTTCTTGTCCGGCCAGATCAGCAGATACGCACCCATGCTCACCAGCTGCTTTTCGCCCGCCGTCAGCCGCAGGCCCACGATCTCATAGCCGTTGTAGTAGAGCTTTCCGTTGTCCACATAGGCCAGTGCCTCCTTGGCCAGCATACCGCCCGGTGCGGTCAGCGTAGCGTCCAGAACGCCCCGCCGCTTCCGGCTGGCCAGCATGGGGTAGTAGTCGGAGGTCAGATTCTGCATCTCATAGAACTCCCCGTCCCCGATCCGCAGGTCATGGTGATAGCCCCGGAACACGTCCGTCACCTGCTGTGCGGTCTTGGTCTCCTCCACGGTGGGAAAATACGGCATATGACTCTCCTCCCCTCAAAACCGGAAGGCCGCTTCCGCAGGCAGCGGCACATGCGTCCGGTTGTACCAGTTCCAGAACGTCTGATAGGCGTTGTTGTACAGCACCACACTCTGGTTATACTTGGCCATTTCCCCGTTCTCCTTGTCGATCTGGGATTGCAGGAAATAGTTGTACACATCCTCGTCGTAGGGATACGGCACCAGCAGCACCGTGTCCGGGTCGGCCTCCCCGTAGCCATCGAACTGCGTCAGCGTGCTGCCCTCGTGGGTGGCGATGACCTCCCAGAAGATCATCCCGTCCAGCTTACTGAGCCACCGCACCTTTGTCTCGTGGTCGTACTGGTTGGGCTTCATGCGGTCAACCAGCTCCACCGCTTCATTGATGGTCATCGTCATATCCTCCTTTGAAAAAAGGGGAGCCGCCGCTCCCCTTCCTTGTGTCCTGTTGTTACTGGGGCTGTTTGGCCGCCTCCAGCAGTTCTTCCTTCTTCTGCTCCAGCATCTCCTGCGCCTCAAAGGCCCGGCGGATTTCCGCCGCCACACACGGGGGCACCATGCTTTTCTTGCCCTTGGGCAGCAGGTAGTTGGTGCCGTTCACGCTGACAAAGAAGTTGGGGTCGTCGTTGGACTGCCCGCGGGGGATATATACCTCCACCCGTTCCTCCTCCACAGGCGCGGCTTTCTTTCTGGTTTTCTTCTCCTCTGGCTGGGTGGTGGAAGCGGCAGGATCGACCTGCACGCCGTCAGGGTTCTGCATATTCACGTTATTATCTGCCATGTTGTCCTCCTTACAGTATGAGAGGGGCAGGGCTTTCCCTGCCCCTCATGGGTCGTCAGTTGGCCGTATCGGTGGCGCTGTAGCTGGACACCGCCATCACGCGCAGCATGCGCTCGGGGTACAGCATCGTGGCGCCGTTGGTCTCGAACTTGTAGCCGATGGTGCTGAACTGGTTCAGCGGGCCGCCGATCTCGCTCTTGTCGTGAACGATCATCTCCGCGCCGCCGCCGTCGGGATCAATAATACCGAAGGAATCCTTGCCGAAGGCATAGCAGGCGTAGGTGGCGCCATTGGCCTTATTCTTGTAGTTGTTGCCGGTCAGCACCGGGGCAAACACATTCTCGATGAAGCGCATGCCGTGCAGCTCACCGATCTCGCCGTTGAACAGCTCCGTGGTGGCGGCGTACTTGTGGGCCTCCACCCAGTCCTTGCTCTTGCGCAGGTCATAGGCCACGCTGGGGTGGATCACCATCGCGTACTTGCCGTGGATCATGGGCACGCGATCCTTCTTCATCTTGGTCACGGCCTTGGCCACCATGTCGGGGGTCAGCTTGGCCCAGCCGTTGGGGGTGGCGCTGTCGCTGCTGCCGGTGGTGCCGCCCGCCGCCATGGTGGCGCAGCTGGTGGGGGTGGACACGAAGGTGCCGTCCTCGGTCACATTGTCGCAGTACAGCACGTTGGTGTTGGTCAGCAGTGCGTCGCGGATCAGCACCTCCTGCGTCTCCGCCAGAGACGCGCCCATCTCCTCGGTAGCGCCCAGAATCACGTCGTCATAGGCGTGCAGCTCCAGCTGGTCGGACACAGCGGCGAAGGTGCCGTACTGGTCGATGGAAGCGGTCTTGACGCTCATGCCGAACTTCTGGCCTGTGGGGATCACGCCCTCGGTCAGCTTACCGGCACGGGCGAAGGTGTTCCACTTGCGCCATTCCACGGTCTTGCCACGACCTCTGGGCAGAGGCTGCTTCTTGGCGAACTGCGCATACACCAGCTCCACACGGGCGTTTTCCAGCAGCTCCGTGTCGTAGAAGGTTTTCAGCTCGCCGCTGAGCGTGTTGGCGCCGGAAAAGGCGGTGGTGGTGCCGTCATAGGCGTTCACATAGTTGCCGGTGGCGTTCACCACAGTGCCCGCGTCGGCAAACAGCTGCAAATTGATGGCGAATACCATCAGCTTGGTTGCGATAGTTTTCATGTACAATTCTCCTCTCGTCGTCACAGAGGGAGAAGCGCGGCTTACTTGCCGGGATAAATCTTCTGCCCTCTGGCCGCCGCTTCCCTGATCTGGCGCTTCAGCGCCTCACGCTGCTCACGGGAAGCATGGGCATAGTCAAATGTGGTCACAGAGGGAGCCTGTGCCTGTGTCCCGTTCTCCACGGGACGGGCCTGACCGGATCGGATGGCGTTGGACATCTGCTCCGCCGTCTTCTGCGCTGCCGCCTGCATGGCGGCCTGCTGGATCTCCTTGCGGTGGATGGCGTAGTAGGCATCCTCCACGCTCAAACCGCTGTTGGGCGAGGTCATGCGGGAAAACACGGGGTTTTTCAGCTCCTCCAGCAGATCAAAGGACGGAAACGTCTTTTTCAGCGCCTCGCCCTGCTGGTGAAGGTTCTCCATGTGGGCGTTGAACGCCTGCTGTGCGGCGGTCTGCTCGTTCTGGGCCTGCAATCGGGCGTTGTCCCGCTGCAGCTGCTCGATCTGCTTCACCGCCGCCACCGACATGCCCATCTCCTCGGCCTTCTCTGTATACAGGGAATCGTCCTCCGAAATGGCCTTTGCCAGCGCCTCCGGGTCTTTGCCGTCCAGCCCGTACTTCCGGGCCACCAGCTCCAGCGCCGGAGAAAGTTTACTCAGCGTGTCCTCCGCCTGACCGGCTGTCTTGAGCCGCGCCTTGATGACGGACTGCATCTGCTTGTTGTACTCCGGGTCTGCCATGATCTCGTCCCAGCTCATCCGGGCCGGGGCTGCATTGTCTCCCTCGGGTGCGGGATTCTCGGCAGCGGCGTCCTGCTGATCGGTGGGCTGCTGCTCCTGCTGCGCGGCCTCCTGCTTGGGGGCAGGCTGTTCCATGCGCGGCGCAGTGGCTGCTTTGGCCCGTTTCGCCCGTTTTGCCAGCACGCTTTCGGGCACACCCAGCTCCCGCAAGCGCGTCTCCCCGGCGTCGGGAGCAGTTTCGCCCGGTGTCGCAGCCGCACCCTCGCCGCCGTCACCGCCCTCGGCGAACAGCTGCAAGCCCAGCCACTTGAAATACTTTTCCATGCGTTTTCCTCCTGAAAATCTGCCGCTTACGACCGGCGAGTCGATGGAGTATGGCGCGGACAGTTGGGGATCGAACCCACCGCACGCGGTTTTGGAGACCGCGTCGCCGCCTTGGAACATTTGCCCGCATAGGGAAGCCGGTGTACTGATGCCGCCCACCGGCAGGCGGCCCATAGAAAGGAGGTGAAAATGAAAGGCAAGTATAGCTTACACCATTGCCCGCAGAAATCTCTATCCCACCACTTACTCAATGATCTCCCGTCTCGTGACCGGAACGTCAAAGCATACCTTTACCTTCCAGCCAAGCGTCATAAACGCCTCTGTTCGGTCGACCACAGCACACCGGAAACTGCCCCACTTGTCCCAGAACGCCTTCATCTCCTCCGGGGTTCTGGCCGCCGCGCTTTCCTCTTTGTACTGCCTGCACTTTTCCAAATACTCCGTGGAGTAATCCCGGCTAATGAATGCGTCATTCTCCAAGATCCACTTCTCCACGGCCTGTCCGGCCTGCCGCGCCAGCTCCTTCTTGGCCTCTTCCACCGCCTCGGCAGGTGTTCCCGCGCTGATCTCGGCATAGCTACCCAGCGCAATGTCCTTCTCGACGCTCTCCTTTACGCACCTCGCGTTGTACTTTTCCAGTTTCATGTCAAATCACCCGATACGTCAGATTTTCCGGATACCGCTGCTGCAAAACGTCAAAGCCCGCGCACACAGTATCAAACACCAGCGTTGTCACCGCCTGCATGCCGTGCACCGGCGCACAGGAAATGGTGGCGTTTCCCTCCTTGATCTCCAGCACAGGCCGCCGCACTCTCCGCCGGTCGGCGCACAGCTCCGTCACATTGGCCGAGAGCGTATACACCAGAATGCTGGCAGCGGCGCACACCAGATCGTGGCCCGCCTCGCCGCTCTGGGCGTGGCCCTTCACCTTCAGGATCAGCCGTTTCCGGTCATAGGTCACATCGATCATTTATCCTTTGCCCTCCCTGTCACGGCCCCGCCGTCCGGCTGGGCGCTGTCGTTGCTGCGTGCTCTGGCGTTCTCCACAATGGCAGGCTCCTTCTCTGCGTCGGTCTCTGTGGTCACGGCCGCCGCACCGCCGGCCGTGGGCGTCACGCCCATAGTCTGCATGATGTCATTGCTCAACCCCTGCACCATCTCCGGCGCGGCCTTTGCCGCCAGCTGGAGCGCCAGCTGCATGTATTGCGTCAGCTTCTGGAACATGGTGCCGTTCTGGCTCACCTTCTGCATCACGCCGTCCTTGCCGTCGAACTCCATCATGTCAAGGCACATCAGCGCCTGATCCGTCAGCTGCGGATTGAAGAAGCCCATCTGGAAGAATTGCAGGGCCAGCTCGTTCTGGCTCACCTTGGTGTACACGTTCTTCTTCTGGGCGCTGACCTTGATATCGAACACCGGCAGCCTGTCTCCCATACCCTCCACCATGGAGAGCTGCGCCTGGGGCTTGAGACCGCTGTTGTCATAGGTAATGTACTGCTGCATGCCGTACTGTCCCACAATGCGGAACTTCCGGGGCATGTCGTAGAACTGGCGGATCAGCTCAATGCTCAGGTTCACCAGCTCCGTGTACGCCCGGTAGGCGGACAGACTGCTGTCCCGGCTGCCCTTGCCGCTGGCCTCCTGCAAGGCGGCGATGGCGCTGGCCGCTGTCACGCCGCTGCTGGTGGAGCCGGTGGCCGTCTCCGTGTTGCCGCTGGTCTCCCGCAGCTCCTGAATGATCCGGTCGAGGTAGCTGACGTACACGCCGTCCAACGGCTGAAACGGAATCTGCCGCAGGCTGTCCTCGCCCAGATTGCCGTTGACGTTGACGATGCTCTTGGTCAGGTCAAGAAACTCCGTCTCATTGATGCCGCCGTCCTGCCGCTTGAAGTACCGGGGCGTAGCGCCCGCCATGGCGTTCTTGACAAAGCTGGTGTTCAGCAGGTCGATGCATGTCTGGGGATTGCGGCAGATATCCACAAAGCCGTAGCCACAGGGGCTGCCCTCGATGGGAAACAGCGCGTCGAACACATAGGGGTACATCCCGTGGTCATAAAGGCCCCGCTGTGCCAATGCCGGATCGTTCTCCGTGGCGAATATCACCTGATCGTTGACGTACTTGACGTACTGCACCGTTTTCCGGCCCTGCACATAGCGGTGGTAGTAGCACTCCACCACCAGCACCTTGCCGTCGGTAGACACCGTGTCGTCATAGAGGAACTTCGCGGTCATGAAGTTCTGACCCTTCAGCTTGCCCTCCAGCGCCGGATACTGCTCCTCCAGCAAATCCCTATCCATCAGCTCCACATGGAAGAGATAGCGGCTGCGCTGGATGTCGGTGATGCCCGGCTCCCAGTACAGGTTCAGCAGGTTTACCTTGCTGATGGTGATATCGCCCAGCCCGTTGAGCTTGCCGGTGTCCCACACCACCTTGTATACGCCTGTGCCGCTCTTGATCTTCTGCCACGCCACGTCGGAATACGTCTTTTCAAACTGGTTCTGCTCCAGCACACAGGGGATGATGGCCGTCAGGATGTGAGCCTCGGCCCGGTCGTCCTCCTCGCGTGGCAGGATGTTGGGCTCGGGGTACGCCTCCATGGCGTCGGCGTGCTTGCTGACGATCACGTTGTGCAGCCACCCCGACGCGCTCTTAAAGCCCTCCTTGGCCATGGTCAGACTGTCGCCGCCCTCCTCGGCGTCGTTGCGCAGCTTCCACCAGTTTTCGCTGGCGATGATGCGGTGCTCCGTCCGCACCTTCCCGGTCTTGTACTTCTGCAAGACCGCCGTTAGCTTCTTCACCTGCTCTGCCCCGATGGCCGCCGCCTGCGGAGCTTCCATTGTCTTGGTTTCTTCCATATGTTCCTCCTATCACCTCTTGAACATATCCAGCGGGTCGCTGAGTATGATCCTCGGTTTCACCGGCACCACCGGCTTGATGGGCCGGGACATGCACATATACCGCACCTCGTCGGCCACATGATCCTCCAGATCGGTGTCCAGATCCTCCGGCTTGGTCTCGGAGTACATCATCAGCGGCATGGTGCGGATGAACGCCTTGCAGCAGTTGAATACATACATCCGGGCATAGCCGTTCTCGTCGAACTGCATCCGGTAGTGCACCTGCATCCAGCCGGGAATACGCTGGTTGTCGCCGGGGGAGAAGTAGATACCGTACCGCATGGCAGTCTCGGCAATGCTCTCACCCCGCGAAGCGTCCCAGATGGCCGGGTCTGCCACACTGTCCACGATCTCCCGTCCCTTGAGCCACGGGTGACTGCGCTCCAGCTCTGCCATGCGGCGGAACTGCTCGTCCGGCGACCACTTCACGCCTTCGTTGGGGGTAGCGGTGCAGCCGTACATCTCCATGATCCGGTACAGCACGCCGTCATAGTCCACGGCCCAGTAGCCCACGGAAAAGGGCTTGCCGTAGCCGAAGTCGTAGCTGCGCATGATGTTCCACCCACGGGGCGGCTCAAAGGGCTCTATCACATGGCACCATCTGTGCTGCTTCCGCAGCTCCTCCACCGTGGTGCCCAAGTCCTTGGCCAGCTTGACCGGCGGATCGGGCCGGAAGTCCTCAAAAAACTGTCCCTCGAAGATATCCCAGCTGCCGTACAGCCACGCTTCCCGCAGCTTGGGCGGCAGATTCTCCAGCTCTGTGATGTAGTCCGGCTGTGTGGCCATCAGCGCCTTGTTGTCGGTGACAAGGGCCTGAATGAAGCTGTAATTCTCCGGCCTTTCCCCGTCCTCGAAGCGTCTGTCCACAAAGAGGCGCTTGAAGTACCCGTGGGCAGGCCCGCCGGGGTTCAGCGTGTAGTAGGTGCGCTTGGGGAAGCCGTTGGTGCCGCGCACACAGGCGTTGATCTTCTTGATCCAGTCCTCTTGCAGCTGCCCCGCCTCGTCCAGAAAGATCACGTCATACTCCGCGCCCTGGTACTGCATTAGGTCGCTGTCCGTGGCGCAGTAGCCGAAGGCCAGCGTGGAGCCGTTGCGGAAGGTGAACACCTTGTCGGACTTGTTGTATCTGGCAATGCCGTGCAGCTCCGGGCGCAGCACGTCAATGTGGTTGTTGGCCAGCTCCCGGTACGTCTTACGGACGATCAGCAGCTTAATGCCGGGATACTCGCAGGCCAGTATTTTGGCCTTGGTGCGCACGGCCCAGCTCTTGCCGCCGCCTCGCGCCCCGCCATAGGCCACATGCCGGTGGTCGTCCCGCAGGAAAGCGTCCTGCTTGTCGCTGACTTGAGACATATCCAGTATCATCGCTTGTACTCCTCCGGCAGTCCCGTGATCTCCAGCGTCTCGCCGCCGCTCTGCTCCTCGCCCTCCGCGCCGATCAGGTCGATCAGCACCTTGGCCGACCGCGCGTCACCGGACATGGCCCCGTCCCACAGCGCCACGATCATGGCCATCTGGTTGTCGATCTCCTCCGCGTCCAGATACCGGCGGGCCAGTTTGTTCCAGCGCCGCTTATCCTCCACGGGGAGAGACAGATACAGGTCAGCCGCTTCCTTCAGGCTTCTTTTTCGGCGCCGCGCAGCCCCGGACGCTTTCCCGCCCAGCCTGCCGTTTTTCGCGGCTTCTTCACGGTTTTGGTCTGATGTAAACTGATGCGGAATAAGGTTTTTCTCATTGGCCACTCGTCACCACCTCTCAATGCACACTGCGTTTTTACCATGTTACCAAACCGCAAGCCGTGTTTTCTATCCCACCACCGCATACGACAAAAGAGGGGCCGCAGCCCCTCCTGTCTCATGGTTCCTCTTCTCTGTATTTTGCGTCCAGCGCGGCGCATATCTCGCAGCGCCAGTAATCGGCGCAGCAGAACAGCTCCATCTGCAAGGCGTAGTCCTGCCGCTTCTGGTAAAAGGTCTGGTTCTGCCCGCCGGGGGTCAGCCCCTCGCACACGATCCTGTCTCTGCCGTTGTCCGTCACATAGTAGGGGCACACCACATACACCTGCCGATAGCTCCCGCTTGCCATGCGCCCCACCTGCCTTTCATTCCTCGGTGTCAAGCGTGTCCTTTTCCCATCGTATTTTCATTTGTGCCGGTTTCTTACAGATCCATCTTCGCCCCGCAATACCTGCAATAGTAGCTTTCACTGGATTCTGCGTTTCCGCATTCACTGCAAGTAACTACGCCGTCATCATGGTGAACCCACCGACCATGCACCACCGACGCCACGTCAGCCGGAAACATATCCGCCAGTGCGCGCTTGGCATCCGTCATGGTAGCCGTGGGCTTTGTCACTTCTATATGGGTCAGCCGCGCAATCGCTACAGACTGGTCAATGTACTTCGCCATCACTCCACCTCCCTAATCTCGTCCTCGCCGAACTCCACGCCGTCATTGATACACTCCAAAACGCTTTCAACAAAAGCCTCATCGGCACAGGCGTTTAGGTATCTGATAACCTCGTTGGCTAATTGCATGATGGTCTGTTTATTGCTCATCCCTTCACCTCCTCAATCCGCCCCGCCAGCCGTTCCAGCTTGTACCGGCGGAAGGTTTCCACCTGCCCCGCGCAGTCGAACAGCATCTTCATCTGGCAAAGCATGATCTCCACGTCGGCAATCTCCTCTGCAATGTGTGTGGCGTTCTCCTGCCCTCTGCCGTTTTTGCAAAGATCCTTTGTCAGCTCGCTCATTTCCTCAATGGCCATCATCACCTGCAGCCCAGCGCCAAAGGCTTCCAGCGCTGCCCGGCAGATTTCGTCACCGTCAGGGCCTTTTTTCTTTGGCGGCGTGTACCCGCAAACCGTGCATGTGCTGGTGTCCGTTTCCGGCTCCCAGCTGCATGGCCCACCGCACACAGGGCATTCCGCCAACGGGCCTTTTAATCCAATCGGATCAGGGTGCCCGGCACCCATTCCGTAGGGCGGGGTGACCTCACCCCGCCGCTGGACATCCGCCAGATTAAACCGCAGCCCCTCATTGGCCTGCCGCAGCGCTTCTATCTCCCGCTGCTGGTTCTCGATCAGGTCAGCGGCGGCCGGAGCCAATACTTTACGACACGGCTCACGGCTTATCTCGTTCATTGGGCAATCTTCTTCGCAGTCTCGCCCCGGTTCTGCACAGCACCGCAGCGCGGTCACAATCTCTTCTCTTGTCATGTCATTTCTCCTCTCACACCGCCACGCAGTCCATCAGCTGCGCCATTGTCGTTATGGTCACGCCGCACCACTCCGGCAGGTTGGCCCGCACCAGAGCGGACCCCACCGGCGGACACACCGCATTGCCGCACCGCGCCACCTGTGCGCTCTTTTTGTATTCGTGGCCTTCATAATCGCGGTCAATGATGTAGTCCGGTGGGAATCCCATAGCGTTGTACAGTTCACGGGGCGACAGCATCCGCAGCCCAATGTCTGCGATGTAGTACAGGCCGCCGCCGATCTCCAGCAGCAACACATCATCATCCGCCAGCGCATAGCCGCAGAATTCATTCAGCAGGGCGCGAATCTCGGGCCAGTGGCCCAGATCGTCACCGCTGCGCATCTTTGCCAGATACGCCTTGCACACGGCGAATGTCCCTCCGCTGCACGCCCGCTCTTTCCCAGCACTGGCCGTCACTGTCTGCAAAGGTTCCGAAAGCGGCGTTCCCACATTGTCGCCCTTGAACTTCACCACATGAGCGGCACATACCGCATTGTGGTCAATGGCCGTCACCGTCGGCAAAGGCTCGCCCACCTTTTCGCCGACCACGCCGCCGTAATACTTGGCAATGTGGGCGGCAACCACCGCCTCACGGTCGTGGCTGGTAACGGTGTGCATGGGGTCTTGCACATCCAGCGGCCTGCCGCCGGTGTAATACTCCACCAGATTGGCGCAGGTCAGGCCGTAGCGGTTGGAGGCATCCACAGTGTTTATGGGCGCTCCCAGTCCGGAAGCACGGACATGCTCCGTCTGCTCCGTGTGGTATTGGATCAGGGCCGGGGCCACCAGGCAGGCTTCTTGCTTCGATACCGTTGTAGGAACAGGCTCCCGTATATCTCTGATCCTGTCCCCGCCGCCGGTCTGTCCAATGCTCACAAGGCTCGGCGTCACCAGCATCTGATTTCCCGCAGTTGTCACGGTATGTACCGGCTCTCCCACCGTTGCCCCCACGCTGTTGCTGGTGTTGGTCACTGTCACAGGAGCCAGCAGCGGCTTGCACAGATTCTCCTTTCCGGTGCTGACCACTGTAGGAACCGGCGCGTCAATGTCATGTACACGAGGGGCCTGTCCCTTGCGTTCGCCGTACCCCGTCGGCACGATGAACGGCTTGCCGCTGCGGATGGTGAACTTGTCCACACCCCGGATGATCCGCCGCATGGTGTTCTTTGCCAGCGGCCGCACGGCTTTCAAACCGTATCGCTCCATGATCTCCGTCTTTGTGGCGAACACCGATGGGCAGGGCAGGCTCCAGTCGATGATCTCCGCCGCGCTGCGCCACTTGGGCAGCCCGTCCGCGCCGGTCTTGCTGTGGGTGGGCTTCGGCCACACGATGGGTTTCCCGTCGCAGCGGGCAACCAGATAGAATCTCTTGCGGGAGGTAGGTGCGCCGTAGTCCGCCGCGATCAGTTCCCGATACTCTACGGTGTACCCCAACTCAGTGAGTTGGTCGATGAACTTCCGGAACGTGGTACCCGCCAGCTTCTTCACCGGCTTGCCCTTCCGCACCGGCCCCCACGTCTGGAACTCCTCCACGTTTTCAAGGATGATGACGCGGGGCCGCACCTTCGCCGCCCAGCGCAGGGTGATCCACGCAAGGCCGCGAATCTTCCGGTCAACCAGCGCCGCCCCCTTGGCCTTGGAAAAGTGCTTGCAGTCCGGCGAGAACCACGCCAGCCCCACGCTCCGGCCACGGCACACGGCCACGGGGTCAATGTCCCACACGGACGCCTGAAAGTGTTCCGTATACGGGTGGTTTGTCTTGTGCATCAGAATAGCCGCCGGGTCGTGGTTAATGGCAATCGCCACCGCCATGCCCGTTGCAATCTCGATACCTGTCGACGCCCCGCCGCCGCCGGCGAAATTATCCACGATGATCTCTCCGGTCATCGTCTCTTGTGCAAAAATCATATCAATCTCCAAACACCACGCCGCACTCGTCCTTCAGCACGTCCTTGATGTGCTTCCGCTTGATGCGGCCCTCGTTGATCTCCACCGCCAGCTTCTCCAAGCACTCATACAGATACGCGATGCTGTGGGTGTCCCGGCTGTCCGATGTCTCCTCAAAGACGTGCCATCCGCATTTGTCCATCAGCACCATCGCCACCATGTCCATGTTTTCCTGCGTTCCCTTCAAGCGGCCTTGCATGACCAGCCGTTCATCGCGGGACAGATGTTGCTTGCCCATGTCAATACCTCACTCCGATGTAGTCCAGCACCCGCGCATAGCCAAGGCCGTCTTTCGTGGGTTTCCACAGCCCGTCCGTGTCAAACGCCCCGCCGCCGATGCAGAACTGGTAGTGCTTCGGGTGCGTCAGTTTCATGCGTTCAAAGCGGTTGACGCCCTTTTCGAGATGCGCGCCGAACGCGCAGAACATGCAGCCCGTGCGTTGGCAACCCGTACAGTGCAGTTTGCAGTCGATCAGCGTTTCCGCATAGTCGTTATCACCGTCGCTGGCTACGATATCGCCGTAGACGCTTGCGATAGGGATATGCCGATCTACGATAAACCGCAGCACATCCTGCTCCGTCCAGAAACTCATGGGCTTTCCCATCGGGCGCTTGCCCTCAAAGGCGTTGCAACCTGTCGCAATCCATTTCTGGAATCTTTGTCTGCCTTCATCTGCCATTGTTGCAACCATTGGCTTTTCTTTTGTTTCCCCATCGTATCTATGCGCAGATGCCTTTTTCATTACATGGCAACACCTATCTGAAATTGGAAACGGTGCGTCCAGCAGAAATGCCCAATTATCACAGTTATACGCAGAGATCTTGCCCTCCTTATCGAGAAGTTCTCCGCGCAATTTTTTAGCTCGAACACAATTGGGGTTTTTCCGCGCCTCGTATACAGTACCCGCAACCTCTTTGCTCACGATGCTGTACCCGTACTTCGTCACCACCTGTCGAATGTTCATCTTTGGGCGCAGACGCACAAGCTCAACGGTCACGCGCGGGAACTCTCGCCGCAGCCACACCGTATACTCGTTCACGAATTTCTGAATTTCAGGATATTCCAGCCCCGTGTTGACAAACACCAGCGTCAGCGGGTACGGTGGGGTTCGGAAGCTCGACAGATACCGCGCCGCCAGATACGCCAGCACCGTGCTGTCCTTTCCGCCGGAGAAACTGACGTAGCACTTTCCGCCCCATGCGGTGTACCACTCGTCCAGCTTTTCGTAGGTCAGTATCTCTTTGTCCTGCACGTCCAGCGCCATCAGTTTCTTCGCCGCTGCGTTCGTCAGCGGCTGATTGATTGGCAACATTACTCAGCCTCCACCAACTTTCCGTCCACCAGCTTATACCATGTGTCCGCTCTGATGTCCGTGCCGTCTACGACAAACGCTTTCCACTCTTTGATGTCCCAATTGTCCGCGTTTTCCTCACAGATCACCAGCACAGCACCAAGACCGCCTTTAATCGTCACGTCGTTACCGCGAACAAGGCCGCATCCGTTTTTGCCAACAGAAACAGAGCCTTTTGCGGTGGCAGCGCCACTATTGCCAGCGGTGGCAGCGCCACGATCGCCAGCGGTGGCAGCGCCACGATAGCCAGCGGTGGCAGCGCCATAATTGCCAGCGGTGGCAGCGCCATAATTGCCAGCGGTGGCAGCGCCACTATTGCCAGCGGTGGCAGCGCCACTATTGCCAGCGGTGGCAGCGCCACGATCGCCAGCGGTGGCAGCGCCACGATAGCCAGCGGTGGCAGCGCCATAATTGCCAGCGGTGGCAGCGCCATAATTGCCAGCGGTGGCAGCGCCACTATTGCCAGCGGTGGCAGCGCCACTATTGCCAGCGGTGGCAGCGCCACTATCGCCAGCGGTGGCAGCGCCACGATAGCCAGCGGTGGCCATCTTCGGGTCAGTATGTTCGTTTGTTGTGTGGGATTTAACATACTCAATGTGCGCTTTCACCAGCCCTGGAATCCCGATTTCCGCGCCCACCGTAAGCTTCTTGGCAACGCGCTTGCTATCACCTCCACGTTCGTCGCTCACGCCGTCCATTTCCACTTCGCAATACCGGCTGCCGTTACCGGGTGCGTAATAATTGAACACATCCAACGGCGCTTCACAAGCGTGCAAGCCATGATTGCACAACTTCACATCGTCAACTTCCTGCGTACCGCCGATCTCATACTGCAAACCTTTGCACCGCAAATTCTTGTCGAAACCTTTGTAAGCTTTCATTTTTCATACTCCTTGTTATTGCAGAATTATCCGTTTTCTCTTCCCCTTGCCACCAGCCCGGCCCGGTTCATCGTGTACCTCCGAAGCTTGGTCATGCTCTGTTTCCGCCCGCAGCGCTCACACACGCCGCTCTCCCAGCGATCCCGCACCGGGTCACGCCGCTGTTCGCGGGTGGGCTGGATAATATACTCGGGGATCATGTCTATCTGGCAGGCCCAGCAAAGCCTCGCCGTCTCCACTTTCCAGATCCCGTTTTTCATGGTTCCACCTCCGTGACCGTCACGCGTATGTAGGGCTTGTCGTGGAAATAATGCTCAATGCCTTTCACCCACCGGCGGCTGTCGTCGTGGAGCAAAATACCCTTCATGCCGTCCTCGATCAGCTTCGCCATGTAAGCGTGGTTGGAGCAATCCAGCCTGTCATTCCACTGAAAGGTCAGTACTACGGGCCTTTCAAAAGGCCGCGTGCGAATGTGGGCGGCGTTGATAGCGCCTACCGTCAGCGTGTGCCACAGTCTCGCGTCGTCCCGCCGCTTCGACCAGTGCTTTCCCGCATAGATAGCATTCAGCCCATATGCCTTGTTCCACGCCTTCTTTCCGGCGTCGGTGTCCGGATAGCGGATGATGAATGATTCTCTGCTCATGTCCGACCCTCCAACGCCTTTTTCGCCTCGCCCCAGGTGATCCCATGCTCGAAGGCATATCGGGTAATCGGGTTAGGCGTGTGGGGCGGCAGTTTCTCCAGCAGCTCGTCGATCCAGTCCGGCCCGGACTTCTCCGGCTCCGTGATCTCCGGCGTCAGACCTGCCGTCAGGTCCGCCACATCCGGAAAAAAGTTCCCTTTCGGCGACCGGGCATAGGCAATGATCTTCTCCCGCACGCCGCCCTGATAGGGGTACGGCTTCAGCGCCAGCCACCATGCCGCTTTCCGGCTTTCCGAAACGGTTTCCCGTGGCCAGAACAGCCCCAGCGCCGTGAAAACCTGTTCAAATTCTTCTTTCGTCATGTTCTCTCCTTCTCCCGTACTGCCCTCTATACACCCCCCCACAAGAAGAAAAATCTCTCTTGTTGTGGGTGTGTAAGGGGGATATAGGGGGATAGATAGGGGG